TGTATTCGACCCACTTGCAGTAACTCTTGTCGTTGCGTTTAACAACGCTTTACAAGTGGATAGGGGTATAGTAGACAAAAAGAAAATAATTCGTAAGAGAGAGTTATATGATGAGAAACCTGAAAAGGAAGAGCCACTGCCTAATGTAGATAAACTATTTAAACCAAAGATGACAAAGAAAGAAGAAAAAGAATCTTTGACTAAAATGGGTGAACCACTTGTAACTGCTGCTGAAAACAATGTTGCATTAGATGGTCAACCATATTATCTACACCCTTCATTTGATTGGAGGATTAAAAAGCTTTGGCAAAATGATACCGAAGCAGTAAGATATTGGATGAAAAATATAAAAGAAAAACAATATCCTGAAGATTTCACACAAAAAACATATTAAATAATTTGGAATTATCAAATATTTTTCGTATATTTGTATAACAAATAATTTATAATGACTAGAATCAACATAGTAAACCCCTCCGAACTAACAGACCAACACTTGATAGCAGAATACAGAGAAATTACTATGGTGCCTGCTGCACTTAATCGTACATTAAATAGTAAGACTGGTTTAAGGAAAGAAAAAATTAGTAAAAGATATACACTCAATACGGGGCATGTATATTTTTTTTATGATAAAGGAAGGTATCTAAACAACAGATATCAAGACATTATAACAGAAATGAAAAATAGAGGTTTTAGGCCTGATAATGAAAGAAAATTTCCAACAAAGATTTTTAAAGATAATGGGTTATATAATGATTGGATGCCAAATCTAAATGATTTACATATAATAAGAAGAAGGATATCAGAGAAAATAGCTATGAAGCCAAATTGGTATAGAAAATCAAAATCATATGAAACACTTTCAAAATAACGCTAAGGAGTATTTAAAAATGACCGAAGAAGATAAAGAGTATAGACAAGGTAGAAGTAAAAGACAGACAGAAAATAATAACAAAATATTAGGAATTTCTGTACTTGGATTACTTATTACTATATTAGGTATAATTATTTATGGATTAATTACAGTATGAATTTAGTAGACAAACAATACCAAGGTTTCCTTAGAAAAATAATTATGTATGGAAACGAAAAAAAAGATAGGACTGGTGTAGGTACACTTTCTTATTTTGGAGATACATTCAGACATAACATGAAAGAAGGATTTCCATTACTAACCACAAAAAAAATGGCAATCAAAACTATGATGACTGAACTCAAATGGTTTTTGAAAGGAAAAACTAATATCAGAGACCTTGTGTTAGAAGGATGTGATATTTGGACGGGTGATGCATATAAACAATATCAAAGAGCATGTTTGTATGAGTTAGATAGAGATGAACTTACCATTGATGAGTTTAGACAAAAAATAAAAACAGATGAATTATTTGCAAGTACATGGGGTGAACTTGGACCAATTTATGGAAAACAATGGAGAAGGATTGGTAAAAGAATTGGTTCTAGTCCTACCTACAGAATAGACCAAATAAAAGATTTAATAAAATCTCTAAAAGAAACACCAGATAGTAGAAGGCATTTGGTATCATCTTGGAATGTATCAGAGATACAAGAGATGACTTTACCACCTTGTCACTATTCATTCCAATGTTATGTAAACGATGGTAAATTATCATTAATGTGGAATCAGAGAAGTGTAGATGTATTTTTAGGATTACCATTTAATATTGCCTCATATGGTACTTTACTCTTATTGTTATGTGAAGAGACTAACTTAGAACCAGGTGAATTGATTGGTTCATTAGGTGATGTACATTTATATAAAAATCACTTGGAACAGGCACATGACCAAATAAGAAGAGATTCTTATAATTTACCAAAAATTAAATTATCCAATATTGATATATTAGGGGGTGAGTTTGATTATGAGATTGTTGATTATGAATCACACCCAACCATTAAAGCACCATTAAACAATTAATTATGAATTATCACGAAGATGATAGAGCACAAAGATTATTAGATGTATTTCCTTTAGAAAAAGGACAAGTAAATATATCTTATATAAATTCAACTGAACATATAGTTGCGTGGCACAAACACGAAAAGCAAACTGACTATTGGATTTGTTTAAAAGGTAGTATTAAAGTAGGATGGGCAACCGAAGATGATGGTTGTGAATTCAAATACCTTTCAGATAAGAATCCTCAAGTCTTAGAGATACCACCAGGTGTGTATCATGGTTATAAGGCATTAGAGCCGGGAACAATTTTAGCATATTATGTAACACAGAAATACGACCCATCAGATGAACATAGAAAAGAAGTTGGCGCATTTGGTGAGGAGTGGAAAACAGAAAACAAATGAGTAAAAAGTATAAAGTAATTTTAATTAGCGGTGGATTTGACCCCGTCCACAAAGGTCATATACAATGTATCCAAAATGCAAGAGAACTTGCAGATGAAGTTTGGATTGGACTTAACAACGATGGTTGGTTAAGGAGAAAAAAAGGAAAATCTTTTATGAAAGAAAAAGAAAGAGCTTTTATAATGGACAATATAAAAGGAGTAGATTGGGTTTATATTATGAATCCAAGAATACACAACGATGATACCGCATGTGATTTCATCGATGCAGCTAGACATCAATATATGAGAGACAATGGTGGAAAGTGGGAAGAAGGAATTATGGCGTTTGGTAATGGTGGTGATAGAGTTGCTGGTGAAGTACCTGCAACAGAAGAAGATGTTTGTAAAGGATGGGGTATTGATATGGTATGGGGATTAGGTAAGAAAGTTCAATCTTCATCATGGTTACTAGAAAAATTTAATAACTTAGCAGTATAGTGAGTTATAAAAAACAATGGAAAGAGTGGTTTGATGGTGGTAATACCATATGGAGTGAATATGGTTACGATTATCATTCATACAAAATAGCATCAGAACTACTACCGACATTAGACATACCAAAAGAAGGAGATATAATTCAGTTTGGTTGTGGTGTCGGTGTTACCATTGAAAAGTTATGTGAACTATACGGAAGTAAAAGAGTATATGGATATGATATATTCAACCCACTAAATCATCCAAGAATATTTTCTTTTGATGTATATAAACAAGAACCACATAAAAGAAACATCGCATATTGTGATATTGATATAGGTTCAGTATCAACTGATAAAAACATAAGATATGATTTATTTGATTACGCTTGGGATTACTTAATAGAAGGTGGATATATTTTAATTAATAATTCTATCGTAGAGGAGTTTAAAAAACTTCATCCTATAGCAATACAAAATGCTGAAATCAAACAATTGAATGAATTTGATAATAAAGAATTGTGGAAGAACCCACATCAAAATAGATTAAACACAAAAACCCTAGTAAAGAAAATATAACATGGACTCAGTAATAAAAAAAATAGTAGAAGAAACTCCCAATGATATGGAACTCGGTGAAAAAATTAGAGAAATGTATTGGAAAAATAGAGAGTTGCAAAAAAGGTACATAGATAATCCTGCTTGGATATATGAATCACCTGATGGTGGTAAAACTATCACTCGTAGAAAGATGGGAGAAGATGTGTCTGAAAGAGAAGTATTAACAGATAAACAACAATTAAAATTATTTAATAATGAGTAAGATAGTTACAGATACAATAAAATTACAAAAGGTTGTTACGGATTTACCTAAAAACAAATCTGAAGAAGAAGTTATATCAGCGGCACTATTTACAGCGTTAGAAAAAGAAAAAGGATTTGGTTTATCGGCAAACCAAATTGGTGTGGATAAAAGGATGTGTGTTATTAACATTAAAGAACCAATGGTATTGGTTAATCCTAAAATTGTTAAAAGAAGTGAAGAAGCAGTTCAGTATATTGAAAGTTGTTTATCTCTTCCTAAAACAATGAGAAAACCAAAGAATACAGTTAGGAGTATATCTATTACTGTAGAAACAGATAATTTAGGAACAGTAGAATTTGGACCTGATGAAAAGGATAAGATTGGAACTGAGGGTCATAATTACTTTGCTGATGAGGGATTATTAGAGTGTGTTGTGGCTCAACATGAGATAGACCATTTAGATGGAATATTAATTACAGATTCTATTAGAGCATACAACATCCAAAGAGTATCTGAAAAGAAATTTGGAAGAAATGAAAAGGTAATGGTAAAGTCACCAGAGGGTGATACAGACTTTATGAAGTATAAAAAAGCCATACCATTACTTGAGAAAGGTTATGAAATTGTATAAAAAAGAACGGAAAGATGGCAAAATTAATATTTAAGTATAGCAACGGATGGAAACAAAATGTCAGAGAAGCAAACGAAATCAAGTTTGATGTACCTGATGATATGAATATAAATGAATACAAAGCAATCATCATAAGATTAGCACATTCGTTAGGTTATTCACCAAAATCTATATACGCAGCTTTTGGTGAATTAGAAGATAACAAAGAGGATATAAAAACTTTGTTAAAGGACATAAAAAATGTTTAAAGAAATTAAGGACAATTTATTACAAGTTAACTTACTTAATCAATCAGTCATTGAATTATTGATTGAAAAGAAAATTCTTACACAAGAAGAGGTAGAAGATAAGTTGTTACATAATCAAAAGTTGTTTGTACAAACAGCTAAAGAGTTCGCAAATCTCATCAACGAAGCTAATAAATTAAAAGAAAGGGTTAAACCAACTGATGAGGAATTATTGGACATTTACTGGGGGCCAATAGGAAAAGCGTAAAATAATCAAGATTTTATTTGGATATATTAAATATTTTTCGTATATTTGTTATAGTTTAATCAAAAGGGAGACCGTATGAGAAAATTAATATTGCTAGCAAGTTTGCTAACATTAGGTTCGATGGGTATTATTGATTCATCAGAACTAAACAAACCTTCTGACCTTGCTGAACTTGAATTACAAAAACATCAGGAAGAAGAAAGAAGAATAAAACAATATCACGAAGATGAGTTAACACGATTCTTACAAGATGTTGGATTCAGAGAAAGTGGTAATAGATATGATATTACAAACACTTGGGGATATATGGGTAAATACCAATTTGGAAGAAAAACTCTGAAAGGACTAGGATTCGATGTAAGTAAAGAAGAATTCTTAAATAGTCCAGAACTACAAGAACAAGCTATGATGGCTTTATTATTACACAACAAAGAAAAACTACAACCTTTTATTGATGTATTTGATGGAAAAATAGTCAATGGTATGTATATTTCTGAAAGTGGAATATTAGCAGCTGCACATCTTGGAGGACAAGGTTCAGTAAAAAGGTACTTTAAGAATGGTAGAGTTTTTAAAGATGCTTATGGAACAAAGATAACATCGTATATGGAATTATTTAGTGGATACGATATTAAATTAAATTAAATTAAATTAAAAATGGTTATAGAAATAATTTTAGGAGTATCAGCAGTTTTAAATATAGGACTGTTGATTGGGGTTAGAAACCTACTTAGACAAAACGAACAATTAGAAGATGACTTAGTTGGTACGATTAGTGGAGTAGTACAAACTATTAATGAAGCTAATGAAAAAATGAAACAGGCAGACCTTAGAGGTTCATTTGAATCTGATGATGAGGTAGGTACTGTATTCACAGAACTCAAAGGTATAGTCACAGACTTAAACGAAAAATTTAAATAGGATATGCCAAGACCAAGAAGAAAAAAATCCAAAATGTATTTTGGTTCGCCTGCTCAAGAGGCTATAATTGCATACAATAAATGTACAGACCAAAAGGAAAAAAACAAAATATACAATGAAGGTATAAAGTATCCTTTTGACAAGTTAGCAGAAAATGTTTTAAATACATTTAAGTTTACATACTTTGATGTACCAAAGAAAGATGTACAAAAAGAAGTAGTATCTGCTATGGTAGAAAAAATTCATATGTTCAAAGAAGGTAGAGGAAAAGCTTTTTCATATTTTACAATTATAGCAAAAAATTATCTTATTTTAAATAACAATGGTAATTACAAAAGATGGCAAAAGAATGCACTAATATCTGAAATGCCACAAACTTGGAATCCCCAAAATGATTATTATGAAGCTCAACAAAATGAAGAATATTCTGAGTTTAGAAAAATAATGTTAGATTATTGGGATAAAAATCTTACTATTGTATTTACAAAGAAAAGAGATATCCAAATAGCAGATGCCGTATTAGAATTATTTAGAAGAGCAGATTACATAGAAAATTTTAACAAAAAACATCTATACTTACTCATAAGAGAAATGACCGATTGTAAAACTCACTACATTACAAAAGTTGTAAATGTCATGAAACAACATCAGAAAAAAATGTTAAATTCATTTTTAGAAGGAGAAGTAATAGAAGATAATGTAAATGAGTTTTGGAATGAAGAAGAGCATCTACGATAAATATATTATTGGTATCTCACATGGATTTCATGATTCTGCAGTAGCACTAATACAGAATGGACAAGTTTTAAACGCAGTAGAAGAAGAGAGATTTACTGGTATAAAACACGATAATAGTTTTCCAATAAACTCTATTAATTGGATTTTGAAAAATAACAATATTGATGGAAAAGATATTTCTGCAGTATGTTACTATGAGAATCCAAAACTAAAATACGATAGAGATTGGAAATCTTATTGGAAATACTTTTGGAAGAATCCATTTAAGTTTCCAAAGAAAACAAATCCACTAGAACATTTTGATTACATATTTCCTAATGCTAAAGTTTTCATTGGTAATCATCACCTATCTCATTTAGCATATTCATACTTTACCTCAGATTTTGATGAATCAGCTATACTATCAGTAGATGGTGTTGGTGAATGGGATACTACTGTATTAGCAAGTGGTAAAGATAACATAATAAAAAGACATAGTGAAGTAGTATATCCACACTCATTGGGATTACTTTATTCTACAATTACTGCTTTCTTAGGATTCAAACCAAACGAAGGTGAGTATAAAGTTATGGGATTAGCTCCATATGGTACTCATCTATTTCATCATAAAAAGTTTGATGAACTAATAAAAGAAACGGAAGATGGATTTGAACTAAATATGGAATATTTCTCTTATCACTATTCTGATAAGATTATGTTCAATACAAAATTATCTAAACTATTAGAAATACCAAATAGATTACCCGAAGAACCAATTAATGATATACACAAAAATATATCAGCAGCTTTACAATACACATATGAAAAGCATTTCTTTAAATTACTAAATAAGTTATATAAAAAAACTAAATCTGAAAACTTATGTTTAAGTGGTGGATGTGCATATAACGGAACGGCTAATGGTAAGATACAAAGTAAAACTCCATTTAAAAATATTTGGATTCCACCGGCGCCATCTGATGCTGGTTCTGCTATTGGAGCAGCTCTTAATTATTGGAATCATATTACAAACGATAGGAAACAAAACAAATCACCCTTCTTAGGTCCATCAGAAAAAATATTAGATGTAGTAAGTATAGTAAAAGAAAATGATAATAAGATTTTTTATGAAGCATTATCTGATAATGAGTTACTTCCTAAAGTAGCTAAACTAATATCTGAGGGTAATATCATTGGTTGGGTTAGTGGTCAATTAGAGTTTGGTGCAAGAGCGTTAGGTAACCGTTCTATCTTGGCAGACCCAAGAGACCCACAAATGAAAAGAAGAGTAAATATGGTTGTAAAGAAAAGAGAAGGATTTAGACCATTTGCTCCTATGTGTTGTTATGATGATATGAAAAACTTTTTTACACCAAATATTGAAATACCATATATGAATCAAATCGTTTCAGTTAATCCAAAGTATAGAAAAAAGTTACCAGCTATTACACACATTGATGGTTCAGCAAGAGTACAAACACTTAGAGAAGATTTTAATCCTAAGATGTACAAACTCCTAAAAGAATATCAGAAGATTACAAAGTATCCTATATTACTCAATACATCATTCAATCTTAAAGACCAAACTATGGTTAGAGATTCACAAGAAGCAATAGATACATTTATGAATTGTGATATGGATTACTTAGTGATTGAAAATATTTTTATTTCTAAGAAAATAATCTAATATTTATATATTGTAGAGCTCAACAATTGTAGACAGATGTGTGGAGATTGACAAACTTAGTAGCTCTAAACAACCAGTCGTAATTCAAAGTGATTGGATAAAACCCAACCCCCGTAAGGTTGGGTTTTTTGTTTGACACCTAATATTGTTTGCCCATTGGGTGTGAAAATAAAAAAGGTGTTTTTTCAGAAATATATACTATAGTTATTGTTGGACAAGTCCGATGTTTTGTAATATGGAAAAGTTATTTTCATTAATTTTAAACAGAGGAGTAATATATGGAATTTCTTAAAAAGATTGGCGATTGGGCTAATCATCTAACTGAAATTGGTATAAGTGTTATCGCTCTTGGTGTAGTATTAGAAGTACTATTCAAAGGTGCGGCGATTCCTTTCTGGCCTGAGGTATCTGTAGTGGAAAACATTATGGGTATATTGGGTGGATTGAGTAACGAAGGTCTACTTGGATTAGTAGGTGCTGGAGTTCTATACCACATTCTTAAAAAGAAAGCTTAGGAATACAACCATAACCGGTTAAGATATGAAAACCTCTCAGAAATGGGAGGTTTTTTTATTTCCAATATTTATAGTTAGACAATGTATAAAAATTATGAGTACAGATTTTGAATTATTTCCTGGTAAAAATTTAAGTGGATTGTTTAAAGATATCTACGATAACCAGCAAACTAAAAAAACAAGAATATCAGAACTAATTGCTGAAATGAAAAAAGTAATTAGACATTCTGGTGACATGGCAGTTATTGGTCCAATAATAAAAGACTTAGTAGATACTTCAGTAAGAAACGATGAGTCACTTATAAAAATGGCAGCGATTGCACAAAGAATGATTGCATCAAAAGATAAAACTTTAGGTGAGGATGGATTTCTAACTGACAAAGAAAAAGAACAATTACTACAACAATTAGAAGATGTTGTCGGTGAAGTAGCTGATGAAAAAATCCAAGTTGATGAATTAACAAACGAAGTTGAAGAATTAAAACAAAAGGTAGATAATGTCAAGAGAAAGAAAGTATAGAGTTAAAAGTAGCTCATTTGGAAATCCAAAACAAGAAGCTTCTTTTATATTTAAAGGAGTTGTAAAAGATGTCATTACTGACAATGAACATCCATTAGTTGAGGATGGAACAATACCTTTTGGTAGAATAGGATATATTCAATTTATTCCAATGAATAAGAAATTTTCTTCAGCTGGTGATGGATTCTTTGCAGCTCCCTATGACAAAAACTTTAATACAATACCAGTTAAAAACGAAAGAGTTGATGTTATGGAAACTACAACTGGTTATGTTTATAGAAGAAACAGTTCTACCTTATCACCATATACTGATGGAGTAGGAGATACTTTTTCAAAAATATTTAATACAGTAAAAGGTGAATCTGACAATAGTGCAGGTTCATATAACTCAACATCCAATACAGGTATTGCAAATAAAACAGATTCAGGTGATGATGAAACATCTGGTTTTGGTGAATATTTTGAAGCTGAACAAAATGAGTCAATTCACCAACTTAAATTATTTGAAGGTGATACCGTAATACAATCGAGATTTGGACAATCAATTAGATTTAGTGGATATAATAATTCTGAAAGAAAACTCCACCCATCAATTATAATAAGAAATAGAGAAAATAATAATTCACAAAATGAATTAGGTTTAGCTGAACATATAGAAGAAGATATAAATAAAGATGGTTCTATAGTTTCTTTAACATCTGGTGAATTTAAATTAGACTTTCAACCTGGTGTCGTTAGTGATAAAGGTTCTTCTAACTTTGATACAAAACCAAAATCATTTGATGATTATCCATCAGAATTAAAAGGTGACCAAATTTTAATTAATAGTGGAAGAGTAATTATATCATCCAAAGAATCTGAAATGATTTTTTATTCTAAAGGAAATTACGGATTTATTTCAGATGGTGGGCTTTCTATCGATAACAAGGGAGGAATAATTGCAGATGTTCAAGATGACATATTTGTTACTACAAATGATAGTGACATTAGATTAGATACTGGTGATGCAGAAATACACATAGGTAATGGTAATAGTGAAGAGCCATTGGCAAAGGGTGATACACTTGTCAGCTTACTAAATGAAATATTAAGTGAAATAGTCGCTATGAATCACGCAACACCAGCTGGCCCATCAAGTCCTCCACTAAATGCAGCTAAGTTTACTGCAATACAAGGTAAACTAAATACAATCCTTAGTAAGAAAAATTTTGTAGACTAATGAGTTGGGGTATATTCAAGTCAAACATGAAAAGGTATATGGCTAATCCTATTGGAGTAGCTACACTCGATGCATTTGCCAAAAAACTAACTACTGAATATGATTTGTGCATGAGAAGGGGTATTCAAGGAATAAACCTATGTACAATACAAAAAGGTAATAAAGATATAATGGAGGCGTTAATAATTCTTGCATTGACTAAATGTTTTGCTTTACAAAAACCTCCCAAACCATTACCACTATCGCCCATACTAAAAGAATTAGGACCTGCGGTAAAAGCATATTGGACAGGTGCAACCATGAATCCATTTCCAACACCACCAATACCAGCACCTGGTTCAATCCAAAATCTTATTGTAACACAAAACATTTGTATAAATCCTGGCACTTGGATTGCACAGTTTGAATTACCACCAGTAGAATCACCTAATTTTTTCATCAATTCATTTGTATTAGTTGCACAAATACACCTATTAACATTGAAAGGAATGATTTATACTACATCACTTTATCCATCAGCACCATCCCCAATACCAGGACCTGGTGTGATATCTTGGAGTATGTATGTGATACCTGGTGGAAGATTAGGAGGCAGTAATGATGGTAGTGATGATGATGACACAATTGCAACATCTGATTGGCAAACATTAGCTTTTGCACCACCAAACTCTGCACCAAAGAAATTTTCACCAAATGATGTTTACAATACAGGTGATGTTATAGAATCTGCAGGTAAGTTTTATCTAGCACAAAATCCTGAAAAAAATGGATTAAGGTGTTGGAATATCCCATTCTAAGACTAAAATATTATAATTGTATATTTATATTAAACAAGAAAACTATTATGAATTCTAAAAAATTAATAAAAGTAATTAAGACAATAGTTGAAGCCGAGGTTGCCAAAAAACAAGAAACCTTTCTTAGAAAGACTTTTCCTAAAATATTAGAGGAAGAAGTCAATAAGAGATTGGGTGAAGTTAAGAAATCGGAATCACCTAGCGTTGACCCTTTTTCTTTAGCCGAGGCAGTTTTAGAAAAGGATAGAGAAGTAACACAAGTAGAAGAAAAAAAAGTGTTTACAAAAAACCCAATACTGAATGAAGTATTAAATCAAACAGCAAATCAACCACAAACTAACCCAATGGATAAAACTTTAACTTTTGGAACACACAATGTCCAATCAGCACAAGGTCAACCACCTGTTGGAGTAAGTGGTGTTGAATCATTTAGACAAGAAATGGCGTCTAAAATGGGAATGGGTCATGTTCAAAGTAAACCACAAAAAACTGGATTGGGAGTCCAAACAGGATTACCTGGTTTAGATAAAATATTAAATAGAGATAATTCTCAATTAGTTAAAGCTATGATGGGAAAAAAGGTAGAATCGTAAAATGGCGTATGAGTTAAATAAAAAGATTGTAATTGATACTGAAGAGTTTAACAACTATGCAGTAGGTATTACATTACCAATACAAAGAGGTAGTGATGGATACTTTGCTCAATCATTTAAAACATTTGACCAAGTTCGTTCTAATTTAAAAAATTTATTACTTACCAAAAAAGGTGAAAGAATATTACAACCTGAATTTGGAAGTGGGTTACATGATTTGTTATTCAATCCTGCTACTGAGAAATTTGAAGAGGATTTGGAAAACACTATTAACGATGCAGTAACTAAATGGTTACCCTATGTTATTGTAGAAGATATTAATATTGATATTAGTAAAGAAATGACTGATAACAATCAAGCTAAAGTATCTTTAAAATTTAAACAAGAGGGAGACCAAACATTAGATACACTAACATTTTTGGTAGAGGAATAATATGGCACTAAATAATCAAATAAAAAGTTTTAAGGATAAGGGTAAAGATATTAAATACCTAAACAAAGATTTTGTTGATTTCAGAACCAACTTAATTGAATTCGCTAAAACTTATTTTCCAACAACATATAATGACTTTAATGAATCATCACCAGGTATGATGTTTATTGAGATGGCATCTTATGTTGGAGATGTTTTAGGATATTATATAGATGATACTTTAAGAGAATCATTATTAACTACTGCACAAGATAGAGAAAATATATTTGAATTATCTAAGATGATGGGTTATAGACCCAAAGTAACTTCACCTGCAACTACAAAAGCAAGTGTGTTTCAATTAGTACCATCGAGAAGAGTAACAAATCCAATATCATCTGGTGATTTAGCATTTGAGCCTGATACTGATTACTATCTTAGAATAAAAGAAGGAATGGAATTAGATGCAGATGGAGTTAGTTTTAGAACTACAGAACTATTAGATTTTGCAGATGCACAAGATAGAGAAACTACTGTATTTGAAAGAGATAGTGATACAAATAATCCAAGATTTTATTTAGTAAAAAAATTCGTTGATGTGATTTCTGCAGAAGAAAAAAGAGTTGAAATTACATTTGGTTCATCTCAAGAGGAATACGCAAGAATAGATATACCTGATAATAATGTAATTGGTATATACGATGTAAGAGATGGTAATAATAATAAATATTACGAAGTACCTTACTTGGGCCAAGAAATGGTTTATGTAGAATATTCAAACTCAGAAGGTCAAGACAAAGATTTATCTCAGTTTAAAGATACTGTACCATCAATACTAAAACTAATTAAAACACCAAGAAGATTTAAAGTGGTCACAAATCCTAACGGAACAACTACTATTCAGTTTGGTAGTGGAGATGGTGGTAAAAATGATGAATTATTAATACCTACATTTAAAAATGTTGGATTAGGATTAACAAATTCTATAGATAAATTAGGAGCATCCTTTGACCCTTCAAATTTTTTATTGACAAAATCTTATGGTCAATCACCAAAAAATACTACAATGACTGTAAAGTATTTAGTCGGTGGGGGTGTAGAGTCAAATGTAAGACAAAACAAAATACAAAGAATTACTAAAGTAGAATTTGATGAAGATTTATCGGCTTTTGATGGTGGGGCAAGAAATCTATATTCTACTGTAAAAAATTCATTAGCAGTTGATAATGACCAACCAGCTACTGGTGGTAGAGGTTCTGAAACATTAGAAGAGATACGAGAAAATGCTATATCAAACTTCGGTTCACAAAACAGAGCAGTAACATCAAGAGATTATCAAGTTAGAACACTTTCAATGCCAACTAAGTTTGGTAATGTAACTAAAGCTTTTTGCGTAGCAGATGGTAAGTTAGATGACAATGCACCTGGTTCTATTTTAGCTTCACCAACTGCATTAAATGAATTTTCTAAATTAGTCCAAGATTTAATAGTTGATAGGAAATTTACTGATAAACAAATTAAACAACAAGTTTCTAAATTTTTATCAAATAAAAAATCAAATGTAAAAGAAAAAAATAACCCATTTGCAGTAAACCTATATGTGTTAGGATATGATACAAATAAAAGACTTACATCTTTAAACAAAGCAGTCAAAGAAAATCTTAAAACATATCTTAACGAATTTAGAATGTTAACTGATGGTGTAAATCTTTTAGATGGATTTGTAATCAATATAGGATTAGACTTTGAAGTTAGAGTTTATAGAGATTACAATAAAAGAGAAGTGTTAACAAACTGCATAACGGCAATAAAAGATTATTTTGAAATTGATAAGTGGACTTTCAATATGCCAATTAATATTGGTGAGGTTGAAATGTTGATAGGAAATATAGAAGGAGTACAATCCGTAGTAAAAACAGAGTTTAAAAACTTATGTGGAGGTACTTCAGGTTATTCACCAAATGCATATGATGTCAAAGCAGCAACGAAGAGTAAACAAATTTATCCTTCGTTAGACCCATCTGTATTTGAAGTAAAATATCCTGATAGGGATATAAGGGGGAGAGTTGTATAATGTATTATTTTTTAACTGCATCAAAAGATGCTACCATATTTGAACAACAACCAACTCAGAATACTGGGTTAGATGAGGTATTAGAAGTATCTAAAGTTTACTATGGTGCTTTAAAAGATACTGCAAGAACTCTTATAAAATTTGATACAAATACATTATCAGCTAGTTTATCAAGTGGTGATGTAACTATGAGTGTTGCTGAATTAGTTTTAAGAGAAACAGAAACAAATGAAATTCCTCTTTCATATTCATTAGAGATAAATCCTATATCACAAAGTTGGGAGATGGGAAATGGAACTCGATTTGATGATATCTCAGTTGAAGGTTGTACTTGGAATTATAGAGTGTCTGGTTCTAATTGGTTACCAACAAATGTTCCTAATAGTGGTAGTGCAACTGGTTCGTTTGATGGAAAGGGTGGTATGTGGTATACTGCATCTCAATCTACTCGTTCTTATGATTATGAATCATCTGATTTGATTGTTGATGTATCATCATCACTTTCATTTTGGTTAGATGATGGATATTCAAACGAAGGATTTATTATCAAACATGAATCACAAAAAGAAAATAACGATACTGATTATGGCCAACTAAAATTCTTTAGTAAAGAAACTCATACAATATATCAACCAAAAATTAGAATTGGTTGGGATGATAGTAGATACGAAACTGGCTCATTACAAGCATTACCAGAAGAATACAAAATATCACTTAAAAGATTGAAAAAATCATATAGAGCTGGTGGGAGATATGATATAGAAGTATTCGCAAGAGAGTTGTATCCACAAAAAACTTTTCAAAACACATTCGGATACTCCACAGGCAGCTTACTTCCAACATCATCATTCTACCAAATAAGAGATTTCGAAAGTAATGATATTATTATTCCTTTTAGTGATTATTCTAAATTAAGTACTTATGGAAACAAAAGTAGAATTAGTTTAGACTTGTCAAATTTTGAAGTAAATAGAAGTTATAAGGTAGAGTTAAAGGTAGAACTAACAGGTTCATCTGAATACTTTGATGATGATTATATATTTGAAGTAACTGAATAATGGCATTAGAAAAAGAATTACGAATACAAGAACTAAACACAAGTGGTTCTAAAGGTATAAAATCTATTGACCCATATGGGAGGCACAATTATTTTGCCGAACAAATGAAGGAAGTAAATGGTTCTATGGATGGTGAAGTTAGTGGTAAACTTCGTAGACCAAAGTATGATGAGGACCAATTATTATTAGCAGTTGATACTATTGTAGATGAGTTAATTGGTGATAAACCAAAGGATTTACCAGATGTAGTATTAAGAAGTGAATATGAAGATGTATTAGCTCAATTAAATGCTTGTTTAGCCAGAGAGGCAGATTTAAGGAGACAACTAGCTGATGCACAAGCCAAAATATCAGAACTCCAAGCTGAAATAGATGCGCTCAAAGTTAGACTTGATTCATCTGAATTAAGAATTGCAGTAGCAGAAAACTCATCAGAAGCAGCCGCTGACAAATTTGCACAGACATCTATTGACTTACAACAAGCAATTCAAAAATCAGTTGCGGAAGCAATAGAAAGAGTTTCACTCGAAGCACAAGTAGAAGGACTGACCGCACAAAAAGAAGCTTTGGTACAAGCATATTCTAAATTAGAAGAACAATACCAAGGTAAGTCTAATGAGCTAGCACAAGGAGCAGATTCATCAGCTGGAGGTAGTTCATCAGGTGCATTTACTGCAAGGGTTGCAACTGTAACTCAAGAAGGTGGAGAGCACAAAGATTTAGATTATATAACAACTAAGAAGTCAGCTAAATCTAAAAAATTCAAATCATATAATGGACCAGGTGTTGTTCTTTTAAATACAAGTGAAGAGCCCATAGCATTTACATTTACCTCAAGTGATAGATGGTTAAAGGCACCAGCTGGAACAACAATTAATTCAGGGGAAACAAAAACAGTTGATTTCGAACCTGATATGGGTGTTATGGCAGGAAAAAGACCAACTGGTATAGGTAAAGCAAAACATTACCATGCACAAGTAACAATAAAAGGTGGTGGTGAAACGGTAACATTTGCAGCACACATAAGAAAAAATAGAAAAGGTACTGTATAATGGCTATAAAAGATTTTAAAGACATATTACAAAAAGAAGCCAAAAGGGTTGATATCAAAGATAGAAAAATCTTTGAAAGAGGAAGAATGCCAGCTTTCTTTGGGAGAGGTTCAACTGATACTATAGAATTTGTTCTTTATGATAATGGAAATAATCAATTACCACAAGGTGAAAATGGTAAATTAGTAAGATACATAAACATATCTGAAGTAGATAATATTAGAAATTACTTATTAATAGCAAGAGGTGCCGTTTCAAACAAATCACCAGAATATTTTGTAGATGTAGAAAAACTAATAAATGAAGCCGGATATAAAAATGGATTATTCAGAACACAAATTACACTTTTAAATAAAAGGATTGGGAGTGAACACGAAGGAAATAAACTTTGGATACATGAAATATCTCCTTCAAGAACAGAAATTAGAGTGTTACCAATCAAATCTTCAGAAAGAAGAATAAGAAAAGATTTAAGAGATAGATATAAAATATTTTTACAAAATGGTGAATTTAAAGATGATGTTCTAAATAGATTAGATGGATTTATTGATTCTATATCTGCAGATAAAGTTGTAAAGAAAATATTTGCTTTATATGGACAAGACTTTATTGACCAAGTTAAAAGAGAATTTAAGATTCAAGATTTTGACAAATTTATTACTGATGTAACAATTAAAGTTAAAGAAGCAGTAGGATATTATATTAGTAATAGAGAATATAGAATCGACAATGCAAATTATGGTAAACCACTAATGGATGATTTACAAGCACCCAAAGGCGATAGAAAAAGAAGAAATAAAAGAGGAAGAAAAAGAAAAACAAACTCTCAAAGATTAGATATAAAAACTTTAGTAAATAAAACTAATGAAATAATTTGTGATACTTTAAGAAAACTATTACCAAAAAGAAATTTACAAGTTGATAATATACCAACTTTAAAAAAGTTAGAATCAAAAGATAAAATCAATACTATTATTCAAAAATTTGGTACATCTAAAAAAATAGACACTAAGTTTACACAAACAGTTAAAGTAGTAAAACCAATAAAGATTGCTCCAAAAACAGTTACGATTGGAGCATCACCAAGGGTTAAAGAAAACCCACCACCACCTAAACCAGTAAAAGTAGTAAAACCTACTAAAAGATATTACTTTTATCATGTAAGAAGTGTTAGTGTAAGTGGAATAGGACTTGGAGCTATTCCACATACTCATGTAAGATATAAAAACATGGAAGGTGAGGAGGTAAGTTTTAATATACCAATTGGAAAATCTACTACAATATGTGCCGAAGAAGGTACTGTAAAAACTATATTGGCTAAAGCGACAGTTACTAAAAAAGCTCTTTGTGCAGAAGATACGCCTGTACCAGTATTTGCATTGCCAAAACCAAAAAAACCACTTATCAAGCCTGTAGATTTACCACCAATATTTAACCCATTTGACTCAGATGGTAAAATAAAATTTCCTATACCACCTTTAGGTGATGATATTGCTGAACAAATAAGAAAGAATATTGAAAAAACCTTTCCACCAATAAAGTTTAATTATCCATTTAGTAATTTGGGTAAATTAACTCCACCAAGGATACCAGTTAGACCGAATGTTCCACCTGTAGTTATTAATAGACCGGTAATTGATTTGAATAAATTATCAAAAATAAAATTAGGTGGTAGTGCTGGTCCAAGAGTACCAGTTCCTGCAAGGAGTGGTGGCGGTGGAGGAATTGGACTTCCACAAGGTAGTGGATTTGGTTCAGGCCAAATACAAAATAGGTTTACACCAGGTAACACATTTACAGGTTATAGAAGAGGAGGGTATTAGTCATGGGAAGAAGGAGAAGAACTACAAGTAGAACAAGAAGGCCATCATTTTCATCAATGAGTGCTGCCTCCAAAAAGAGAGCCAGAAACAAGTCAAGAGTAGTTGCTACAAGAGGTGGTAGAAAAAGAAAAACACCTACAACTATAAGAAGAACTATTGCAAGAATAAAAACACCTATTTCTCGTAAAGCTCCGATTGCTCCAAAAGCTATAACAAGAACCACACGAGCAAAAATAAATTCGAGTGTAAAAAAAACCAATGTATATATCCCAAAATTCCCAATACCATATGGTAGGGGTACTGCAACACCACCAAGGCCAAAGACTAAACCTGTAGTAAGAACGACCGTAGGAAATAGAAGAGGCAGGTCAACTGTAGTTAAGAGAGTAATTCCTAAACCGGTAACTCCTCCAGTTAAAAGAAATAAAAGAGATAGGGGGTTTACAAGGGCAACAAATCCAGTACCACCTTCGTATGGAGCTCCATTTAATACTCCAAGAACAAGTCCAGTATCTGTAAGAGCTAGTGGTGTTGGGATACAACCAAGAGGAGTAGATGATGCAGTAGACTACTTGGCTTCAATGCGAGAACGAGGTACAAGGATGACCGAACAAATCCAAATTGGTAGACAAAGAGCTCAATCTGGTCCACTATTAGGTAATGAAGTATCTGGAGGATTTAGAGGAGCTAATGTACCTCAATCTTTCATAACACAATCACTTGCAGAAAGAGCAGTAGAGCGAGACCAATACACTCGTGGTGGTAATGACTTTAACATAAGAGATAGAGATTTAATATTAGCTGGTGGAGGTGATAGAGATATACCACTAGGTAATCGATATGGGGATAACTTAGAAAGAATTAAAAACCCACCAAGACCTGTTCCATCCCCTACTGTACCATCTAATCCAAAAGATGTCGTAGTTAGTGGAACTACATTTTTAAATGGAAAATCAATTGGTGGTGTAATTCTAAAAGAAAATGGAAACAACGATGGAACTCGGTCACCTGCTTCGAGAAGATACAACATAAAATCGTTGTTAGGTGCTGGTAAAACTTTTACTGCGGAACATAACAAGTATAAGAGTGATGAATATTATACACTTAAAGCAGTAGTAAAGACCGAAACGATTGAAAATAAAGTACCAATTCCACCAGATGATTTTATCGAACCAAGTTTTGAACGAGCTGGATTAAGACCATTTGAACAAAATAGGTTTAGTATTGGACCTGGTAATGAGTTTGGTAATATTCAAAGACAGGCTTATGAAATGAGGAATAGAGCTACGGTACAAAACCGAGCTTACCAACCGAAATTCAAAACTATAGTAAAAACTGTAGAAAAAACTATAATTGAATGGAAATACTATAAAGGTGGTAAACTTATAAATTCCTCAGCGGCCGTACCTCAACAACAATATAATGCAAGGTTTAACTTTACTGAGGTAATTGTACCTAATGATGATATAAAGGACACACCAAATGATGATGTTACTCCAACAGACCCAACTAAGCCAGACCCAAAACCAAGGCCGAAACCTGAACTATTAATATTATGTGAAAATGATACAGTTGATGATAATCTAAGTAGCTTTTATGCAGCCGCAGTAAATGGTACTAATGTAGTACAAATAGGTACAGATACATTTAAATCAAAAGATGTATTTCAAGTTACACTACAAGCTAAGCAACCAAGTAAATACAAAATAACAGGATATAAAGTTTTAAGAGGAAGAATTACTGATACTCCAAATACAAAAGGTTTCCTACCTTATGGTGTTCAAGAACTTAACATTACAATAGACCAACCAACTACTATTATAATAGATTTTGAAAAAGTAGTACCTGTTGTAGTTCCAACTGTCACACTTAGTGGTACATCATTTAAATATAATCTAGCAAATCCAACACAAATACCTCTTGGATACGATTCTGATAATGCAGATACAATAACATTTAGACTTAACAAAACAACTCTAAGTGAAACCGTTGAATCCGGTGTTTTCAACATCAGTAATAGAATGTTCAATAGTGGTGTCGGACAATATAAGGGATATGTTGTACCATCAAACTCATCATATGGACAAGGTACACCAAAATACTTTGTAATAACGGTAATCAACGAGGTTGAAGTTTCAACACCAGATATTGTAAACATAAATTATCCGGAGCAATTAAGAGGAGCTGATTTTAAAGGTCTTGATGTAGACTTTAATGTATCATATCAATCAATTAATACTAACTTTGTAAAAATATATTTAAATGATACAAGTATACCATATGGACAGTTTTCACCGAATCAAAGTGTAGGATTTAATGTTTTAAAAGTAGCAAGAAAACTTGGTGCAAAAGTAAAAGAGGACGCTGATACATTAACATTTAACATACTATTACAACCTCACAATACTTCAACATCTAAAGAAGTCAAGGGAAAGATAGAATCAATAACAATTAATTTCAGTAAATCTGATATAGAACTACCGAGAGGTACTACTATTGACAAATTATGTAATGCTTTTGATTTTAATACAACATTATTTGATGATGATACATCAAAGTATTTGACACACTTAATACATTTAGGTGAAGGTAAAAATAAACTTATAGCTAATTGGGAAACTGATGATGTAACATTTAGAAACTTTAAATTAGATGAGTTAAGACAAAAACTTATACCTGAATATGCTAAAGGTGGTTTCAATTCATTAGTACTTAAAATGTATGAGCCACTTGGTAAGGAGGTAGAACCAAACCAAGAATTATTTATTTCAAAAGTAATAACACAACCAATAATTGATGAAATATCAATTGTAGATGATTCTGAAGAATATTGTGTACCACTTAAAGGACCAAACTTTAATGTAAACGAATGTGGTTCACCGGCTGATACTGGATTTGAATTAATTGATGAATTGGTAGCAAGCGGTTCACAATCATCAGCTAAACTAATTGATACATTTGTTTCATCTTCTGGTATTGATACTAAAAAATTAGATATACAATATGTATCTTCTTCATTTGATTTTATAGAAACAGAGTATGGATATACAGTGGATGGTACAGTAAATGAAGAATATAGATTTGATAACTTCATACACTTTGGTTCAGCTGAAGAAAAAGCAAGAAACTTTTTCTATAAAGTATCCTTATTAGAAACTTATAAAAATGGTATAGCTACAATAGAAAGTGGTAGTGGTTCATCTACTGGTTCGTTATCTTTACTTAGAGAAAAAGAATCATTACAAAAGAAAATAAATGATGTAAAAGCTAACTTTGATGGATATGAACACTTCTTAACAGATTCAACATCATCATTAGCATTTCCAAAAGAATCAGATGGTACATCACTACAATCAACGGGTAGTACAGATGCAGTAGCTTGGTATGATACCTTATTAGTATCTTCATCTGCATATGATAGAAATAATGTAGATTATTTAGCAAACAACATTCCTCAGTATATTAAAAATGATGATGAACAAACCGATTTCATATTATTTTTAGATATGATTGGTTCACACTTCGATATATTGTGGTCATATGTTAGGGCACTAAAAAGAAATACTAAGATAGAAGAAAATCAGAGAGTTGGTATAAGCGATGATATGTTAAAACATATCTTAAAAAATTATAGTTGGATTCCACACTCATCACAATCAACTAAAAGATTATGGGAGTATGTTTTAGGATATAGAGATTCAAAACAAACTTCAAAACTTGTAAAAAGTGGTAAAGAATATGAAAGTACAATATGGAGAAGAATTTTAAATAACCTTCCATATCTATTAAAACATAAAGGTACAAGAAGAGGATTAAGTGCAGTTTTAACAACATATGGTATCCCATCATCACTTCTTACAATAATGGAGTTTGGTGGTCCAAGACAAGAAGAATCACAAACAACTACATTTACATTTGATGATAGAACATCCGCACTTGTATTCCCAAATGCAACTGATGATGCTAAGTTATTAGTTGATTGGAAATTAGAAAATGGTGTCTCTTCATCCCATGCAGTAGAAGTGAGATTTAAAACAAATCAACAACAATCTCAATCACTTATTGAAAATGAACCACATTGGAATTTACAATTAGAACATCAAAGAGGAAATATTGGTATCTTAAAGTTTTCATCTTCATTTGGTGAATTAGAAACTGAAAGTGGTTCACTATTTAACAATGAATTTACACAACTTGTAGTAAATGTAAATCACCACTCGGCATCTGAAAATGGAACTTCTGAATCTATAGAATTAATTGCTATGCAAGATTTTCAAAGTAGAATTAGATTAAGACTTAGTTCTTCAGCTGACTTTACTTCTTCTATTAATACATTCTTTAGTGGTTCACAACTTACAATTGGTGGTGGATTTACTGGCTCTATAGATGAGTTTAGAATATGGAGTTCATCATTATCATCATCAGTAGTTGAGGACCATACTTTATTTCCAGAAAAAATAAATGGTAACCATATATCTTCATCAACTGAAGATTTAATGTTAAGGTTAGATTTTGAAAAACCTAAAAATTTAAATACAAATACTGTAATACCAAATGTAGCACCTGATACTGGTTCAAACGGAACAATCAGATACGCATCTTCAGCAACTGCAAGTTTATTTGATGATAATCAGACTTATCCATATCATTATGAAGTATACGATAGACAAGTAACTGCGAAAGTTCCTTCTATGGGATTTGGTCCAGCTGATAAGTTTAGATTTGAATCTGCATCATTAGTTCAAAATCTATCTTATAGACAAAGAGCTACAAAGAAAACTTTTGATACTGCTCCTTTAGACTCAAATCAATTAGGTATATTCTTATCACCTACTAAAGAATTAAATATGGATATTATAAAATCTTTACCTGATTTTATAATTGATGATTACATAGGAGACCCAAGTCATCAATATATGGATGATTATCCTGATTTACTTGGTTTAAGGAAGTATGTATTTGGAAGGTATAATCTAAACATATACGAATATATTAACATTATAAAATATATTGATAAATCTTTGTTTGAAACAATTAAACAAATGATACCTGCAAGGGTTAAAACAATGGATGGTTTACTAATAGAACCTCACTTCTTAGAAAGAAACAAAGAAAGAAGAGAGGCACCTGAAGCAGAACTTATGGAATCCAAAGAAGGATTATATGATGTATCAAGAGGTTCTGCTATTCACATCAATTCTTCAGTAGAACATAAAGATGGTAATTTAGATTTATCAAATTTAATTGTATTTGAAGAAACTCTTCCACAATATGATTCAACTATTAGTGATGGATTGGTACAAGAAGTAGAAGCTGATTTTAAAGATTATAATGCTACTATTTCAGATACAAAAGATACAATACTTTCAAGTAGTAGATTAGATTATGAAGTATTTGTAGAAACACAAGAGTCACAATCACTAATGACAGAATTAGAATTTAATAATAGTCAAATTATTGGATTAGACCCAGATGGAATAACAAGAGCAGGATTTGGTATTGGACCAGCAACAAATGGATTTATTATAAGAACTACAAGAGATAATTTTAATAATTACAAAAAAGAAAAATTAAGAGTTTGGGTTGTTAAAAAAGAAAAGAAATTTAAACAAAAGGTACAATTAAATCCATTGGATAGTTCATTAGGAACAATTGTATCAGAATCAGCGGTAAGAACAAAAACAATAATATCATTCACTTCACCATCTGGTTCATTAGCAAGTTCAGTTGGTCAAGTTGATAATGATGGAACAATTATACAGGTAACACCATTAAATGGTTATTTACCAACGCATCATAGAAACACATCTGATTTAACAACTGGTATGGAAAATTCATACTTTAAGGGTT